ATATTATCAAAGCTCAGGAGCACTTGGCAGATAAAGTCCTTTTTCTTAACCCACGTTGCGGAGAGATTGGAGAAGGGATGTTGACACATCTGCAATCACTTGCATATGATATTGTTAACAAGCAACATCATAAAGTGTAGTATAGTCCTCACTTTAATAAACATGTGTTGATCAGTGGGTACTCAGATTACCGTAGAACTATTGACACATGTTTGTATAATGAGAATGTTGCTAAAGAGTTATCAAAAAAGCTACTTCAATTACTTGGATATTACGAGTAACCTATAAACTGTTAAAAATGAGTATATGCTATGCTAAAAACTACAAAATCTTTTGAAGACTTGGTTATAAACCATAATATTACAGAATATGTATCAGCAAGTATTGCAAAACTGCGATATGAGGGCGAGATACGACTTGAAGACTCCCTATATGCTGCAGAAAAAGCCCTTGTTTCTGAAGCAAGAAAAAGTATTTGCAATTCACTATTAAATAATAACGGTTTAATTGCATACATTGAGATTAAGTTTAATTTAATGACCATTGACTTTGATTCAAGGTTGGATGATATTAACTTGCTAGGAGTGCGTTTGCATGGGGACTCTTTCAGTGGTTATGTTTTAACAACAAAAGAGTTTAATTTATGCAATGGATTTGATCATACATTGTTAGAGGAGGTGGAAAACAACCTTAATATTCTTTGCACTTACTTTAAGGATAGGCATCTTGATAACAGTTCTTTAATTATCCGTAGCTTGAAAGATAACGTTGTCAAAAACTTGAAACACCACACTAATCTTAACGAATATGTAGACATCTACAACGATGTTTTAGACGAAGAAGCCGCTAATGATACGTCTTATATAAAGTATTGCGTAGTATTAAAAGACACTGTTTGTGTAGAATTACCTATCGTGTAGGAATAATATGTTCAATGAAAAAGATAGCATGTATATAGGAATTGCCTTACTATATTCTAGAATCAGTAAGGCAGAACGACTAAAAGTAGGATGTTGTTTCGTTACACAGAACAACGTTGTTCTGGGCGGCGTAAACGGGTTACCAAGACCTCTTGGAAATGTGTGTGAAGAGGAAGGTGTTACAAAAAAAGAAACAATTCATGCAGAACTAAATGGTATTCTAAAGGCAGCGAAAGAGGGTATAAGTCTTGTTGGAAGTACGCTGTATGTTACGCACTCCCCCTGTAAATCATGCGCTTCTATTCTAATAGAGGTTGGGGTTAAACGTGTTGTCTATTCTGAAGTGTTTAGAGAGACAGAAGGACTACTGATGCTGTCACTTGCAGGAATAGACACAAAACAAATTGAGATAAGCGAGTAGTATATGAAACCGTACAAGGACACTGTTCTCATCCTAAACGCCCCGCCTAGGGCTGGAAAAGACTCCTTAGCAGAATACATTAGGCTAAATATTTGTAAACACATAGAGAATGTTGTTCCTAGTATATCTTCCTTCAAAAAGTACCCTTCTCGTATAATTGACACGTTGAGAGATATTTCCGGAATATCGAAGGAGGAATGGGAAGATAGATACTATTCTGACTTAAAAGACTACCCTTGGGTAAAGTTAAACGGTATCTCACAGAGGCAGTTGATCGTAAAAGTTTGTGAAGAGCTTGTTAAGCCAGTGTTTGGTGACAGCGTGTTTGGAAATGCTGCAAAACATTCAATCATTAGCAAAATAAACACAAGCCTTCCATCAAGGAGTCACAGTCTACTTTTTGTTCTTACTGACGGAGGATTTAAGGAAGAAGTTGAACCTATTATCAAAGCTGGTAATAGCCTAGGATTGTTTGATGTTGTGATTGCACAGTGGTATGCAGAAGGTGTAGACTATGAGTCTAACAATGACCCTAGGAAGAAGTTTAGCAGTGAGGATTTTAAAGAGCAAAAGGTAAGCTTTATCACCCTTCCTTTCAATAAGAAAGGAACATACCTTGACTGGTTAAACTGGCATAAGGAATGCTGCAATATTCTTTGTGATTTTATATATAAGAACGGAAAATAGTGTGAATGCACCAAGTGGGTGGTTATTTGATATTGAGGCAGATGGTTTATACTTACAAAGTACAAAAATATGGTATATCCGTTTAACGTCTTTAGATGGAAGTAGAACCTTATCTGTCAAACCTTTTGAAATTGGTAATGAAAAAGCAAAAGAGTTGATAATGAATTGGGTAAACTCGTTTGAAGACGGAAGCCTTGTTGTTTCACACAACGGTATCGGATATGATTTATGGATGCTTTGGAAAATACTAGACATTGTGCCAAGAGTCGGAAAAAACGGTAAGGACTTTTTAGGCGTAAAACACGTTCAGTTTATTGACACGTATGTGTTGAGTATGTATCTGCATCCTAACCAGTCAAGCCACTCACTTGCATTTTTGTCAAGCGGTAACGACCATTCAAAGATGGAATATAGAGAGCAGCTTATTCTTCTAGGAGATTTATCAGAAGACGATAAAAAAGGTCACGAGTTCTCTTTCTACCATCCACTTATGGACTCCTACTGCGATACAGATGTTCTTGCACTTAATGATGTTTTTAATTATCTTTGGAAATGCGGCACACAAATGTACGGTGAAAGTTGGCTACACCCGTCATTCAGACAGATGCAAAAAGACTACTGGCTATTTAGTGCCCAGTCCTACACTGGTGTAAAGTTTGACAAAGAATTTGCAAAAGAGCTTGTTTTAAGAATTGAGCAAGAAATGCTTGTTCTTAAACAAGAGGTTGACCCGCTTCTTCCTCCAAGAGAGCTTAAAGGTACAGAGTTAGCCTTCTATAAAATGCCTGCAAAACCGTTTACAACGTCAGGTGAAATGTCTGCAACACTTAATAAATGGCTACTTAAAATCGATGCAGAGTTAATTGACGGAATTGTGTACGCAAAAGGTATCTCTGCACCTCTTATTGCAAACAGTGTATTCCCAGTTAAACTTCCTATGGAAATTTCTGATAATACAGAATTAAAAGATTTTTTTATAAAAAACGGGTGGACACCTTCTGATGATCACTGGAATTTTAAGAAAGATTCTAATAACAAGCCTTTAAGGGACGAGCGTGGGAGATTAATAAAAACAACACCAAAAATTCAACATCAAGGTAATATTTGCCCTAATCTTCTAAAGATTGAGGGAGAAATACCAAGCAAAATTGTTAAATACTTATCATTAAGAAACAGAAAAGGTGTTGTTGAGGGTTGGCTTAAAAACTGGAGACTTGATTTTGATGGAAGATTGTCTGCTGAAATAAGCGGATATGCACCAACGTCAAGAGTTAAACACAAAGTTGTTGTAAACTGCCCTAAAGCCGATGTAAAGGTTCTTTTAGGGGCAGAGATGCGAAGCTTGTTCTGTGTTGATTACGGTAACTGGTACATTGGAACAGATGCTGCAGCACTTGAAAACAGAACACTGTCGCACTATACCTATAAGTATGATAACGGATTTTTTGCAGACCTTAACTTAAACGGCGACATTCATAGCAGTAACGCTTTTGCATTCTTTCCTCACTTGGAAGAAATTTTTAACCGAAATGATACAACACTTAATGAAAACCCATTATTCAAGCCTTGGAGAAACAAGGCTAAGACAGGGGCATACTTATTAGCGTTCGGAGGTGGTGCTGTTAAGCTTGCATCTTCTCTTGGTTTATCTAAAAAAGAAGGAGAGCAGGCTTATAATAACTACTGGGAGACTAACGTAGGCCTTGGAAAGCTTAAGGAGCATGTGGAGAAGTATTTTGCAACTGAAGGTAAAATGAGGTTTATACCTGCAATTGATGGTAGACTTGTTTCTGTAAGAGGAAAGAATGTTCTACTGTCTTGTCTTGGGCAAGGGCTTGGTGCAATAGTCATGAGCTACGCCTCTTGCATAATTGACAATTACCTTGGGGAGTTGCATATAGACTCCCTTGGTAGACCTTTCTACCTTTACAAAGGGAAGAAAGTGAAACGAGTTTCTCACTTCCATGACGAGTATTCATGGGAAGTAGAGAATGGTATACAAGATGATATTCTGTCAATCACTGAGAATGCTATAGTGAAAGCAGGTGAGATTTTAAATCTCTCTATTCCTCTTGCAGCAAAAGGTAAAGCAGCTTACAATGGTACTTGGTGTGATGTTCATTAAATATGAATTGCTTCGTACCAGTCATGACTTAATATATTTGGAGAGCCAATGCGTAAACTTGCAACAATTCAGACAATTCACAATATCTCACCTATTAAAAGGGATTGTTCTTAAATCAATTGACAACTACAACAGGTTTAAAGTAACATCCGTTGACTACCTGCTTAAATACAAAAAAGATTAGGATTCTTGTGCAGAGTTTTAAAAATAGTAAACGAAGCAAGGAACAGAAAGTACAAAAAACACTTTACAGAATCAGTGTAAAAGATAGGTACAACAAGCGTTCTGAGTTATCTAGGATCAGGGAAGCTGATCAAATGGATTACTATAAAGAGGAAAGCAATAATGAGTGATGCAAAAAACACATATACTGTAGAGCAGATTATTGAGTGTATCAACCATGTCTCATTGGAAGACATTAGGGTTCACTGCTATGATGCAACATCTGTAGATGTAATTTTAAATCACGTCAGATACAAGATCACCAGAAATTTGTTTGTACCTTCTTATGACATCGATGGCACAATTCTTGAAATGTGTCTATTAACCGCTGCAAATTGCCTATTTAAGTAAAGGACTATTATAGTCCTTGATGATATTAAATAATGGATAATATGGTTGTTATAACGAACAACCTAGTACAGCATATGTTAATAGCTAAAAGGAAACAAAATGTCTTACGATTACAACCGTATTAACAATGGATGGCTTAATATTGCGTATGGGAATGGTGTTTTTGTGACTATTAGCCGTTCTTCTAACACAAGTGCTACAAGCACAGATAATGGTGTAACGTGGACACGACACGACATGCCTAATGGAGGATGGGATAATATTGCATACAGAGATGGTGTTTTTGTTGCAGTAAGCGATTTGTCTAACATAAGTGCAATTAGTACGGATAATGGTGTAACGTGGACACAACACAGTATGCCTGACAGAGATTGGTACAGTGTTGCATACGGGGATGGTGTTTTTGTTGCTGTTTCTTCTTATGCTAACACATGTGCAACTAGCACAGACAATGGTGTAACGTGGACACAACACGATATGCCTGCTGGCAAATGGTATAGTGTTGCATACGGGGACGGTACATTCGTAACTATAAGCAGGCATGGTAACACAAGTGCAACTAGCACAGACAATGGTGTAACGTGGACACAACACGATATGCCTGCTGGCGACTGGTATAGTGTTGCATACGGGGATGGTGTTTTTGTTGCTGTAGACTATGCTTCTAGCACAAGTATCACAAGCACGGATAATGGTGTAACGTGGACACAGCACAGTACGCTAAACTAACATAATAGTTGGCATTAGCAGAAGGTTGTAATCTACTGATGAACGGATGCAATGTTCTGCACTTCAAACAACTAAAAGGAAACAAAATGTCTTACGATTACAACGGATTGATCAATGTTGTATACGGGGGTGTTGTATATGGAGATGGTACTTTTGTAGCTTTAAGCTATTCTTCTAATAAAAGCGTAACTAGCGCATACAATGGTAAAACGTGGACACAGCACGACATGCCTGATGGAGAATGGGAGAGTGTTGCATACGGGGATGGTGTTTTTGTAGCTGTTTCTTCTTCGTCTAACACATGTGCAACTAGCACGGATAATGGTAAAACGTGGACACAACACGATATGCCTGCTGGCAACTGGAGGGGTATTGCATACGGAGATGGTGCTTTTGTTGCTGTAAACTGTGATTCTAACACAAGTGCTAGAAGCACGGATAATGGTAAAACATGGACACAACACGATATACCTGCTGGCAACTGGTATAGTGTTGCATACGGGGATGGTGTTTTTATAGTCACATGTTTGTATGGGGACACATGTGCAACTAGCATGGATAATGGTAAAACATGGTCACAACACGATATACCTAATGGAGAATGGTGGCGTATTGCATACGGGGACGGTGTTTTTGTAGCTATTAATCTTTTTTATAGAACTTGTGCAACTAGCGCAGACAATGGTAAAACGTGGACACAACACGACATGCCTGATGAGGGATGGGAGAGTGTTGCATACGGGGATGGTGTTTTTGTAGCTGTAAATTGTTCTTTTAACACATGTGCAACTAGCACAGACAATGGTGTAACGTGGACACAACACGATATGCCTGCTGGTGACTGGTATAGTGTTGCATACGGGGATGGTGTTTTTGTTGCTTTAAGTTGTTCGTCTAAAACTTGTGTTAGAAGCACAGACAATGGTGTAACGTGGACATAACAGAGTATGTTAAACTAACATAATAGTTATCATTAGCAGAATGTTGTAATATGCTAAGGAACGGATGCAATGTTCTGCACTTCATTCAACTAAAAGGAATAGAATGTCTTACGATTACGACTGTATTAACAATGGATGGCTTAATATTGCACACGGTGATGGTGTTTTTGTAGCTGTAAACGATTTTTCTAATAAAAGCGCAACTAGCGCAGACAATGGTGAAACGTGGACACAACACGATATGCCTGCTGGTGACTGGTATAGTGTTGCATACGGAAATGATGTGTTTGTAGCTGTTAATCTTTTGTATAACACATGTGCTAGAAGCACGGATAATGGTAAAACATGGACACAGCATGTTATGCCTAATGGAGAAGGGGGGAGTGTTGCATACGGGGATGGTGTTTTTGTAGTTGTAAACTATTCTTCTAACACATGTGCTAGAAGAATAGTCTACAGCTACAAAAACACCA